TACCGGCTTTAATCCAGTCTTTCATACCCCAGTCACTCCATTCCTTCAGGTGAGCCCAAAGATCTTTAATGAGTTTCATAGAACCTCCTTTATTGAAATTGAAATTAATTTACTAGAAAACGCCTTTAAACGCAACTTTCTTAATCTGCATCTTGCTGCGCTGTCCTTTCGGACCTTTTCCCAGGTTCTTGACAACCACGGGAATTTTTTCATCAGCCACCGAGGCTGTTGAAAGAATAACAACATCCCTGTTATTGTGTTGCCAGTTTCCTACCTGTCCTTTTTCTGCTTTTATTTTTTTGCTCATTGTTATCCTTTTTTAATGATGCCCAGACCGCGTTTCGCGATCCCGCCGCCTTTATAGCCTGGTGCTTCTCTTATTTTTCCAGCCACTCCTACTTTTGCTGGCTTGGCGTTTGGCAATTTTCCAAGCAATGTCTTAAGCCTTCTTCTTCCAACAATATCACGATGTGGACCCGCCACTGAAGCTTTTGGTTTGAACATCTCCATCAAGGATTTTTTTGGTTTTTTCTTTTCGCTAGTACTAGCGATTGCGCGTTCTCTCGCTGTTGACTTTGTTGGATCAAGATCGTCTTTTTTTAGTCTTCCGGAATATCTTTTTCTAGCTTTTTTAAACATATCAGCAGCTTTCGTTGCCAGTATTCCTGACTCCGCCTTAATCACGCCACCTTTCTTGTAAGCCGGTCCTCTGTCCAAAAGTGCGGTTGGCGTTCTTCTTGATGGTTCGCCGACGCCGTAGCCCCGCGAAAACATCGCTCCGCCACCTTGTTTCTTGGCGACTCCGCCTTTAGCGGATTCTAGTAATCCACGTTTAGAAGTCATATCTTCATAGCGATCCTTCATTAATTTTTTTATCTCTTTGTCTGATTTTCTAACACCTGGAGTGATCTTACTTAAAATTGGATGATCTTCTTCAAATTTTTTCTTTTTATCTATATGATATTTTGAACTTCTATCTGCTAGAGCGCCTATGCGATAATCATAATCCGTTTTTGTCTGTGCTTGTTTTTTGTTCTTTCGAACTCCCCATCTCATTTTATCCACTTCTGATTTTGGAATCTTTTCTCCAGTGGAAAGAAGAGTGTGTTGTTTTTCTTTTGGTTCTTTTTCCTTCCTCATCATCTTGCCAACTCGGGCTTTAACGACGTCGCCACCTTTCTTTAAGTTCGTTCTTCCAGTGTTAGCCATCCTACTCTCCTAATGTATCGTTGGTTTTACAAGGGGAATCAAGTCCCGAATGTTATGATCAAAGAACCAGTTTCCCTGTTCAGGTCCTGCCGCTTCTATGTACATCATTTTTGCCACGCTTATCATCGCACCGGCTAATAGTATACGATCTTCGAGTGCTTGTGAAGATTTTTCTACGATCTCCATCAGCCCTCCGACATATCCTTGCAGTTTCTTGTCCGCTTCTGCAAATTTTTGTTCAATCATGGGATCCATCTTATCTTTATTTATCATTTTTACAACTATCTTTTCTTTTTACCGTTTTGTTTCGCTAAATTCACTTCAGCGCGGAGTTGTGCGATGTCTTCCTGTGATTCCATCTTGTCCTGGGCAATTTTATTCTGTGTTTCCATCTTTTCACGCTCGACACCGACGCGAATGTCCGTTTCTTCCTCTTTTCGCTTCATATCCATCGCTTTGAGCTGTAATTCTTGCTCCTTAAGGCGAATCAACGGATCATCATCCTCACCCTGCATCATTTCCTGCTCTTCGGTGATCATCTGAGTGGTCATTTCATCAGTGAGAACAGCAATATCGGACGCCATTTGCGTTTGAATCTGTTGCATCTGCTGTTTGATCTGCGTTTCCTGCTCTGGAGAGGACAGTTGTTGCGCCTGAGCCTGCAACTGTTGCATTTGCTCCGCATATTTTTTCTGAATGATCTCGGTTGCCTGCAAAGAGACGTGTTCCGAGATGTGCGCCTGCAAGATTCCCATTACAACGGGGTTGTTCTTCACCAAAATGGACGACATAAATCCTCTATGAGTATTAATGTGCGCTTCGTGGTTTTGTTGAGGGAATGCTTTCAGCTCTTTCCCCTTTAATGACACCGCATTTTCAGCTGCGGGATCAACAGGGCTCGGCTGTGGGGGAATAGGCAAAATAGCTTGAATGTCTGTTACCCCTATAGCCGTGTACATACGTCGGTATGCTTCGTAAACATTGTGTGCCTTGGGATTGCTTTGGGCTAATTGTAATTGTGTTTGTGCCAACATAATCCTCTGCGACACAGAAAAAATATTTGGATCGGAAACTGGAAGAATATCCACTTTCCCATCAAAATCTGTTTGTTTAACTTGTGGTTGTACTCCGTCCACTTCATACGGATACATCGGCGGAAGTGATTCCGCAAAAATTTTAGCGAGCAGATTGAATTCCACTCTTTGTGCGTAGTGACAGCGCTTGTGAATGGCGCTCATAACTTTTGTACCCCGTTCCATTAATGCCATCGTTGTGCCAACGGGAGCATTCGGTCCGACATTCTCCCCTGTCTTTTGATCGGCTACTGTCGCAAAACGCGTTGCCGCCTGAACAACAAAACCTAACAGTTGAAATAAAGTTGCGCTTGGTTCCTTGTAGGGAAGAGGCATCAAGCCTGCACGCAGATCACCGGACGGTGCGTCTACATCCCTGAATTCTCCTGGTTGAAGGGGATTGTCATCGTCCCTAATTCGCAACCCTCGAGCTTTAAATCCGGCAGGGAGATTGGACAGCGTACCTGCATCGATAAGTTGTCTAAGGGCGGAAGTCGCCGTCCTTGAAAGTCCCCCGAGCATGTGGATAAGACCAAAGCCATAAAAGCCAAGGCCGGGTAAAAACTTAAAGTGGACAAAAAATTGTTCTTTTTTGAACAACGGATCATTTTCCTTGTAGTTTCTATAAATAGATAAAACATCTCCTGATCCTTCATCAACGGTTATAATATACGGAAGCTTAATTCCATCTTTGTTTTCAAATCCTGGAACATCCAAGTCAACATGCATTTCTAAAAGTGTATATTCATTTTCTTCATAACTGACTTTTTCCATCCCCTCTAATTTTTTTTCTTTTGTTTCGACAGGATCTTTGCGATCCGATATTTCCACAATAACGTCCTTATAAAATCCACTCACAATCATCTTGCGAATTTCATTTTTAGTTCTTTTCAACACATGCGTAATGCGTTCCGTGCTCATAAGATCGGTTGCCGTGTAAGGAACAACCACATCATCGGCTGGAACAAACTTGGACACAGCGCGTCCGAGCGCCGTATCAAAATAAACTTTTTTAAAGGCTGATCCTGCTAAAGGTAAGTGAAACAGCATTTGATCCAGTTCAGGATCGTACTCTTCCATCACGTGCATAATCTGATAGTTCATGAAGTCCTGCACGCGTTGCGCTTGTTGCTGTTTTATTAAATCATCTTTTCCCACAATCTCCGTTCGAACAGGTCCTCCTGCGGGAAGCATTTCCTTGTAGGCTTGCGCCTGGAACTGCACCACCGATTCCGCCAGAACAGGGTGGGTAACGCCACTTGCTCCCTGAAACGGTTGCGAGCGTTCAACAAACTTAAATCCCAAAAGATCCAGTCCCTTGGTATAGGTGTTTTCCCATTCCTTCCTTGATGTCTTGTCCTCTTCAAATTTTCCGATCAACTCTGTTGATATTTTATGCATGTCATTCTCGTCAATGAACTCCGCTAGGTTTGATCCGAACTGAATGCCTTGATCCTGGGGCTGTTCCCCAATAATGGCCGAGCCGTCCTCCATCATCTGCACGTCCGAGACGGACTCCGTGATGTCGATGTCAACCGGTCCTTGCGGTTGCTTGATTGTTTCGTTAAATGCCAAGTCCTTGTCTATTGCCATGTAAAATCCTTATTGGTACGCTTTGCTTAATTGTAGCATTTCTGGTGTCAACTTTATACCAAAAATAGGTGTTGTTTCATATTTTCTATCTGTCCCCTTTTTAATGGTAGTGCGACGCTGTCTGCCTTCTGCATCCACCAAATCATTCGCGATTCTTTCCGCTTGGTTAAAGGTAGCTCCATTTCCTAAAATGTCTCCTGTCTCCTGGTCAATAATGTTATATACCTTGTTTCCTCTTCCACTGGCAGTCTTTGCGTTAATAATAACTAATTTGGAGTTATTGTCATTAGCTAATTTTCTCAAGCTTCTCTCCGCCTCTCCCGTATAGTGCTTTCCCTCTTCGGTCACGGATAACGGTCCGCCGTAGGCTTCGTGCGTTCCCACGCCCTTGTATTTGGTTCCTTCAAGTTCCACATCGGTGTTGATGTCCTCCCGCAATTCATCCTTGTATCTTTTTGTCCTTGTGTTTTTATCCTTCAAGCGGTCTGCCGCGCTGGTCGCCGTGCTTCCTTCCTGACTCCACGCCCTCGCCACCTCATCGCCGCTGTTCACCCCGAAGTATGTTGGTGCGTTTGCATCCTTTTCCACGAAAAGACGGTGCGCCGCTTCGTACAAATCTCTCTTGATGATCGCGTCAATCCAGTTGCTTCTGTCCTTGAGCGGAATGTCAGGATAAAGCTGCTTCATCAGATCCTTGCTGATGTCATCCGCCATCGAGTCAATGATTTCCATCTGCCGTGGCTTCACGCTTTCATAGAACGCCAGGTCCTGCGGCTGAATTTCATACGGTCTTTTCTTGGAAATGTCCCCTAACATCTTGTTGATGTTCATGAGCTCTTCGTACTGCTCCATCAATTCCCTCTTGGTTGCGCCCACCGGACGTGCCACGCCCCCTGTCTTCTCGAAATGCTGCATCAGTTCCTTCTGCACGCCCTCGGCCATCTGCTCGACAGGGAGTCCCTGCTCCGCCATCACTTCCAGCTTCAAGGCCAGTTGCCGTCCGAACCGTGTCGCCTGCTGCTGAAGATCCGATTGAATCTCCTGCGCCATTGTCATGCGAATTTCCTGCTCTCCAGGTACTTCCGCTTTTTTCTCTAGTTTAACTCGTTCATCCTGAAGGGCAGCAACACTCTTATCATATTCCTTTTGCGCCTGCGCCATGTTCTTCTCGGCCTGCGCCAGAGGCATCCTGCCTCCTGATTTTTCCACCAAGTCCTGCGGTGTCCCCCCGATGATTCCTTGCAGTCGTTTTACTTTATTTTCCAGTTGATCCAGTTTCGTTCGATCCTGAATCATCAACTGATTAATTATTTTTCCCGTATCCGCATCGACGATTTCACCCTGACGGATGATGCCGTCACGGTCTGTTAATCTTGACCATGCGATTACGTAGTCCTCATCAAACCCGTGTCCGCTCTGGGGCTTTGTTCCGGGATCGCCCCTGAACTTGTCCTTGTCCACGAACAGCACGCGCTCGCGGTACGTCCCGTCAACATACCCAGGCTGAATGCCTGAGTCACTTCCGTATTTCGCCCTGCGGTGATAAGGCTCCCCTTTTTTTGTTACAACCTCATCAGCGTGTGCCTTCATGATGTCCTTTGACGCCACGTCCATCTTCTCGGACCTAAAGCCGTAGCTTTTTGATCGCAGATTATTGAGCGGGGACTGGGATGAAATTTCCAGGATGTCCTGTGTGAGGATTGGATTTCCCGCCTTGGCCTGCGCCTTGACATAGGGTCCCACCCTGGCGTCAGAAATCTCATCAAAGGAGATGCCGTTGCCGTTGACGTAGTCAAAAAATTCCTTTTCGCTTGCAAAGGATTCCGGCGCGCCCTTTTTGCCGAGCGAGAGTTCCAGGTTGGAATAGAACACCTTGCCCGGATCTATGTCGGTTGCCTTCTGTCCGATTGAAGCCAGAATGCCCTTCTGCTTCTTGGTCAGGTTGGCGAGCTCCTTCTTGGTGAT